TCAGGTAAAATGCCGAATAACACCTGCGGTCAGCGAGGGCTGCCACAGATACTGGCCGTTGGTGTCTTTGAGCTTGCGCAGCGCCTTCACGCTGGCGTCGTTCATGATAAAGACCGCTTTCCGGCGATAAGGCGCTTTGAGCGAGTAAAACAGGTCAAAAATTTCGTCGGCGGTAAAGGCTGCGGCTGCGGCAGTAGTCACACCGATTTCCGCGCCGCCCGTCGCCGACAGAACGCCGGTAGGCTTGCCAACGCCATCTCCAACGAAAAAGGCTTCTTCCTCCTTGGCACCGATGCGGCGCGCAAATTCCTTCGAGATATAGGCTTCGAGGTTGAAAACGCTGTCGTTCAGGAGCTCGTCGGAAACCTTAATCATGGTGCCGAGCTTATATGCGCCGATGGATACCTGCGCAAAAGCGTCGTCACCTTCGGGGATAGCGCCCTCCTCGTCCACCCACGCAGCGGAGCCTTTGGAGGAAACCACCGGGATTTTACGGTCGCCGGAGGAGGTCTGAATGACATGCGCCAACGTACGGAAGATGTTCTCCTCCTCCAACGCCTCAACGAGCGTGCGCTCGTATTCATCGGGGACGAGGTAGCCGCCCTCCGAATCGGTGCCGATTTGCAGCGCGTTCATGACCTCATGGGAGGGCAGCTTGCTCCGCATGGCGTTCCAGAAGGATTTGCGATATTCAGCGGAGGCCCGGCCAGTTTTTTCCTCACCACCGGCAGCCGCCGAGGGCTTACTGGTCAACGGGGCGCTGATGGGGCGGTTAAGCTCGGCGTCAAGGGCCTGCTGGCGTTCCAGCCGGTCAATCTCTTTGCCGAGGTTCACCACTTCGGCCTCTATTTTTTCATAGGTCGCCACATCCTCAGCGGAAAGCAACCCGTCCGAGCCGCGCCGGGAATCAAGAAATGCCTTGGCGGATTCCCACACCTTTGCGCGCTTTTCGCGCAGTTCCAATACCTTGTTCATTGATACAACCTCCTTATTTCAATAAAGAAAGCCGCTTATAAAGCGGCTCTGCGGGGTGCCTGTTTTCGGTTTTCGGTGACTTGGGCAGCTTTTGTAGCAATTGGCCCACTACCGCCCGGCGGCTGAATGCGTATCCCGCCGACGCTGCCGGGGGAGCAATTGCCGATTTGGACAATAGGCCGTCCGCAAACCCGAGTTCAATTGCCTTGTGGGCGGACAGCCATGTTTCTGCGTCCATAAGGTGGGAGAGCTTGGTGCGGGACAGCCCCGTCTTGATTTCATACGCATTGATAATGCTCTCCTTCACTTCGTCCAGCATGGCAATGGCCTTTTGCATTTCCTCGCTATCACCAATGGCTATAGTCAACGGGTTATGCACCATCATGAGGGCGGTTGGAGCCATGAGCACCTCGGTGCCCGCCATGGCGATAACGCTGGCCGCGCTGGCGGCAATGCCGTCGATTTTCACGGTGACATTGCCCTTGTAATCCATGAGCATACTGTAGATTTGCGAAGCGGCGACGCAATCGCCGCCCGGCGAGTTTATCCAGATAACAACGTCGCCCTCACCAGAAAAAAGCTCCTCGCGGAACACCTCCGGCGTTATGTCATCGGCGAACCACGATTCCTCCGCGATAACGCCGTCAAGATAAAGGGTGCGGCTCTCGTCGGAGTTCCGCACCCAATTCCAGAACCTATTCACTTGTGGTTTCCCTCCTATTCTGCGTTTTGCGCAAAAGCCCCCGCATCCTCCAAACGGAGCATATTGCCATTGATAAGATAGGTGTCGCCGCCCTGTTCGACTGGTATCCGGTCGAGGTTTTCAAGTTCCCGAATATCGTTGGCGGACATCCAGCCATTTTGCCGCCCGATGGCATACCCGTTCATGCGGCTTTGATAATCGCCCCGGAGAAGGCCGTCAAGATTGAATTTGATGAAGAACCGGGGCTTTTCGCTATCCAGCAGCAAGCGCCGGGCCATACTTTGCTCCCAGCGGCACACCCACGGGTCAAGGGTATACTTCACAAATTCAAGGCTCTGCTGCTCAATATTGCTAAAGCTGCTCTTTTCGAGGTCGCCCACCATATGGGGAGGAATCCTAAAAATACGGGCAATCTCGTTAATCTGGAATTTCCGAGTTTCGAGGAATTGCGCCTGCTCCGGCGAAATGCCGATTTGCTGGTATTTCATGCCTTCCTCTAAAACCGCAACACGGTGGGCGTTGGCGCTGCCTCGGTACATGTCGTTCCAGCTTTCCTTGACTTTCTGCGGGTCTTTGATAATACCGGGATGTTGGAGGACGCCGCCCGGCGCTGCGCCGTTTGCAAAGAATTTCGCACCGTATTCCTCGGTGGCGATTGCCATACCGATGGCGTTCTTTGCCATGGCGATGGGGCTATAGCCGACAAGACCGTCAAAGCCGAGGCCGGGAATGTGCAATACATCCGATGGGGACAGAGGAACAATGCTTTCATTTGAGAGCGGCGCGTCCTCCGAGGTGCGCATATACTGATAAACAAGCTGGCCCCGGCTGTCCCGGTCAACCGCCATCTTGTTCGGCATGAGGGGATAGAGGCCTACAACCTCGCCTTTTCCGTTGCGTATGATTTGCGCATAGGCATTGCCCCATAGGAGCAAATGGCCCATGAGCGTCTCACGCAATGAAAAAGAAGTCATTTCCGGGTTGGGCTCGTCATGCAGAATCCGGTACAGCGGGTGATCGAGGGCTTTTTCTTTTCCCCCTTCATCGGTATAGCGGTACACATGCAGAGGAAGGCCCGCTACAGCCTCGGACAGAATCCGAACGCAGGAATACACCGCCGTCATTTGCATGGCGGTATGTTCGTTGACGTTCTTGCCCGCCGTAGTCCCCCCAAAGAAAAAGCTGTACCGGCTGCCGTTCAGCGCGTTTTGCGCATTTAGGCCGTCTGCCGGTTTATCCCGCGCTTTGAAAAAGCGGCTGAAAATACTCATAAAATCAATAACCCCCTTCTGTCATAGATCGATTGGCCTGTATTGGAGCCCCCGCGCAGCGCGCGGTCAAGCGCCATAATGGTGGCGACCGCGCCGTCTATTTTTTCTGTGCTCCGCTCTTTATCCGGCTTGATATTCCCGGCAGGGTCGGTGCGAATATGAATGTTATCCATCATCCAACGGAGAGCCGGGTTGGCTCCGTGGGCGATTTTCCCGTCCAAGGTCAAGCGCATGAGTTCCTTGGACGCCGGGCTCATATCTTTGAAGCCCTGCCCGAAGGGGACGATAACAAAGCCCAGCCCTTCAAGGTTCTGAACCATTTGCGTCGCGCCCCAGCGGTCATAAGCGATTTCACGGATGTTGTACAGCGTGCCGAGCTCCTCAATGAAAGCCTCGATAAAGTCGTAATGCACCACATTGCCCTCGGTGGTCTGGATATGCCCCTGCTGCCCCCACACGTCATAGGGAACGTGGTCGCGCCGCACGCGCAGGTCGAGGGTTTCCTCCGGGAGCCAGAAATAAGGCAGAACGATATACTTGTCGTCCTCGTCCTCCGGGGGATAAACCAGCACAAAGGCGGTAATATCCGTTGTGGAGGCGAGGTCGAGCCCGCCATAGCAAACGCGGCCCCGGAGCGCATCCGGGTCAACGGCAAAGGAGCATTTATCCCACTTTTCCATGGGCATCCACCGGACGGCCTGCTTAACCCATTGGCATAAGCGAAGCTGCCGGAACAGGTTTTCTTCCGCTGGATTTTGCTTGGCACTCTCACAAGCAGCGAGTAATTTTTCCTCTTGCACCGTAATGCCAAGGGAGGGGTTAGCTTTGCGCCAGACCTTGGGGTTAGTCCAGTCCTCGTCCTCTTTGGCGCTGTAAATTACCGGATAGAAGGTCGGGTCGATTTTCCGGCCCTCCAATATATCCGTGGCTTTGCTATGCACCTCGTAACAGATAGAATTGGTATCATTGCCCGCTGTAGTAATAAGGAAATATAGCGGTTGCTTGCGCGCGTCGCCTGAGCCATGGGTCATTACGTCATAGAGCGCCCGCGACGGCTGCGCATGGAGCTCGTCAAAAACTACCGCATGGACATTGAGCCCATGTTTCGTGTATGCCTCCGCCGAAAGTACCTGATAAAAGCTGTTGAGCGGCTTATATATGAGGCGCTTTTGCGACATGATTGGCTTTATCCGGGAACGGAGCGCCGGGCATTGCTCCACCATGCCGCAGGCCACATCAAAAACAATGGACGCTTGCTGCCGGTCTGAGGCGCAGCCGTAAATCTCGCCGCCATATTCGCCGTCGCCGCAGGTAAGCAGCAAGGCAATTGCAGCCGCAAGCTCGCTTTTTCCCTGCTTCTTCGCAATCTCTACAAAAGCGGTGTTAAATTGCCGGTAGCCGTCCGGCTTGACAACTCCGAATAAGTCCCGGACAATCTGCTCCTGCCAATCTATCAATTCAAAGGGCTGGCCGTACCATTCGCCCTTGGTGTGCTTCAAACAATGAATAAAGGCGACCGCTATATCTGCCAGTTCCTTGTTGTAGCTGGAACCCGTCGCCATAAAACGCGAAGGTTTGTATTTTTTCAATTTGCGTATGACAGGCCGCCTCCTTCCTCAAAAACTGGCAGCAAAAAAGGAACCTCCCTCGCGGGAAGTCCCTTAAAATTATTTTTTAATTGTTCTGGCAGCGGCCTTACTCGTCGGCCTCATACAGCACCTTTTTGCCGTACATAATTCTGATAATGTGCTCTGGCCTATAGTCCGCATTTCTGCCAAATATCCGCTCAAACTCCCGGCGATCTGCCGCCACAATGTGCCAAGAGTGATAGTAGCTATCACAATCCCGGCGCAAATCGCTGGCCTCGGTTTTGAATGAAAATTCCGTACCATCCTTGCAAATGGTGACATTGACCGTCTTTGCGCCGGATGCGCCGACCGCAGCCATGATTTTCTTGACGTGGTGCACTGGGTTTTGCGTATTTTCCAGCAAGGCCCGGTATTCCGACAGGATGGCGTCATTCTCCAAAAAATCAGAGAGCATATTCTCTTGATTTTCCGCCATGTATGCGGATGCTTCCTTTTCCACATAGCCGTCCGGGTCGGCGATATACGAAAGCAAGGATTCCTCCGTCCAATTATCCAGCGAATACCTGCACTGGAACGCGGGCTCCTCAACCTCAATATTGTCAAGATATGTCGAGCGGGCGTTCTGTTTGGCAGTATACTTATAAAAGTAGTCCAGACTATCCAGAAGCCGCTTATCGGCAATCTCGGTAACTTTCAGGTTATTCCGGTCATTTCCGATAGCCGCCTCAACCCTTTGCCGGACAGCTTTTTTTAGCCGCTCCCGTAAAGCCTCCACGGTTCGGCTTTCCGTAGAATCCTCGTCGCATACGTCGCGCAGGTCGTACTGGCCGTCATAGATCAGACCGTCCTGCGAATAGTAGATGCCTGCGTATTTGAAGCTGTCGCCGCGCGTAAAGCTCTCGGCGTTGTAATGGCGCTGGCAGTACAGGTAGTCAAAGCCTGCACCTTTCGCCACCCGAATGAAGATATACAGGGTGCTGCCTTTATGAAAATGGAGCGGGCCGCTTTCCTCGGCGGCCAGCCAGCTTGCAAACAACTCATTCATATCCGACACCCCCTTACATGGCATATCCGGCGAACCGGACAATTTCTTTAATGGCGTTCATGGCCCGCTTGGGGCTGGAATAATCACGGGTACTGGTGCGCTTGCCCTTATCAAATGTCTGGATGACCGGAACCCCGGCGCTTTCGTGCGCAGTAATGCGGAAGCTGCTTTCCATATTGCCATAAAAAGCCACCTTGGCAACCCGCGTCCATGCCCGCGCATAAACCGGCTCGCCACCCAAAGCAGTCTCTCCGGTGCGCTCAAAGCCGTTTTCCAGCATGAGCGCCTCAAAGGCCGCCTTCTTCATTTCCATTGTCTGTTTCATACAATTGACCTCCTTGTTTTAGGGTGTGGACAGCTTACTCTGGCCCCCCCTAAAAGACAAGGCTGACAACCGAAAAAGCCCGGTTCTTCGGGCTTTTTCTTTTATATATTATTCCGCCGCTTTTGCTCAGCAGCGTTCCAGCGGGCATCCATTTCCAGCATTAGTTCATGGTTGCGTCGGATTAGCTCCCGCTTTTTTTCGATGGTGGCGGTTCTCATTGCACAGCGATTGGCGATAACCTCCTGTTCCAGTTCGCGGTAGGGCATTTTCTTAAAGTCTTTCATAGGTGCCACCTCCGTTTGATGTGAGTGGAGACTACTCTGGAACACCTCAAAAGGCAAGCTCTAAATGCAAAAGTTCTCTATCAGCCGTGCCTTTTCGCCGGTAAACTGCTCCCAGCGTAAAATCACCAAATCACAATTGAGGGGGTCGGTATCCATGGCATAGCAGCAGCGCCCGCTTTGCTCGGCGGCAATCAGCGTCGCGCCCGCGCCTGCGAAGGGGTCAAGCACAATGCCTCCGGGGTCGCTGTGCATTTTGATACAGCGCCATGGTAGCTCCACCGGCATGAGCGGCGGGCCGCCCTTGCTGCTTGGCATGGCGGCGATTTCCCACACCCCCGCATAACCCCATTTGCGCCGCTCCTCTTTTGTAAGGCGGCGAGTAAAGCGGTAGCTGTGAGCGGCGAAGGCGGAAACCCACTTATATTCTTGGTCGTTGTATTCATCCACCTCATTGCCCGCGAAGGCGGCCACATATTCATACTCGCGGGCCGGTTTGGCGCTTGTTAAATGGGCGGAGCCGGTGCGGGCGAGTATGCCTTGCTTTTTCCAGACGCGAATCCAGAGCGGGCGGAAATTACAGTCCGCGAACAGCTTCACGCTGTAAAAGCCGGTGGGCTCAATGAATTGCGAGCCGGTGGCAAACAGGTCGGAGAGGTTCCAGCATACCACGTCGGCGCAACTACAGAGATTGCGGGCAACCGCCGCCATTTTTTCAAGCCATGGGCCGAGGCCGTCCTTCCGGTAATCGCCGCTGGTTTCGGGCGGGGCCGTAACGGCGCAGGCCGCGCGCGCTTTTTCCATAAGCCGCGCCATATCCTCCGGCGATGCGCTGTCACCGCATAGAAGCCGATGGTCGCCAAGCTGCCAGAGGTCGCCGGGCTTTGTCGTAGGGCCGCCCGCCGCTTCAATGTCTGCCGTGGCCTTGTCGGCGTCAAAATTATCCTCCGTAGCCTCCGCCGAGTAAAACTTATTCATAAGCGCGTCGATTTCCTCGGCGTCGAAGCCGGTCAAGCTCACATCAAAGGCCGAGGCGTCAAGGTCGGCCATGAGGGCCGCCAGCTTGCCCTCGTCCCAATCGCCGGTGATCCGGTTCAATGCGAGGTTGAGCGCCTTCTCGCGCTGCGGGTCTAAATCCACAACAACGCAATCAATCAGCGTTTCGCCCATATCCAGCAGGATTTTAAGGCGCTGGTGGCCGCCGACCACATTTCCGGTCTGCTGGTTCCATACAACAGGTTCGACGGCTCCGAATTGCTCCATAGAGCGTTTGAGCTTTTCGTAATCTTTGTCGCCCGGCTTCAAATCCCGGCGCGGGTTGTAGGGGGCCGGATTGAGCCGCGCGGCGTCGATTTTCTGAATATCCATGTCATTCTCCTAACGTAAAGGCTTCATAGGGAACCCCGATATATTCCAACACCTGCCGGAGCCCCAAACCGCCAGCCTCCCAATCCCGCATACAGTAACGCCAGAGCTTGGGGTGTGTTTTTTGCAGCCGTTGAAAGCGCGTCGGTTGGGTATCGAGGTGCGCGCCGAAGGCGCAAAAAATACAGCCGGTGCGCTCGTAGCCCATGTCGTAAATTTTGCTGTACGGCACCTCATAGCGCCGGAGGTATTCCCAAACGTCCGATTCCAGCCAGAAGGACAGCGGCATGGAGGTGGGGCGCTTGGCATCAAAGGCATTGCAGCCGGTTTTGAGCCATTGCTGTATGCGCAGATGGCTTTCGCTGGCCATGGTGCCGATATAGGAAAACCGCCCCGACGCCTTGGCATAGCGTCCCAGCGGTTTTTTCTTCATTTCATTACAGCAGCCCCCGCCGATTTTGAAAGGCGCGTCCAGCAGAAAGCGCCATTGCTCCGCCAGTTTGTATTGTGTGGGCCGCCCGTCCGGCATGACGCCGTGGAATTTCGCCCGGAATACGTTGGGGTCGCCGACGCGTATCCGGTGTATCCATTCGCTTTGTTCCTTGCCTATGACCGGGTATCCATGCTTTTCTATGACCTGCCGAAACGATATGTCCGGCTTTAGCCACTCCACATTCGGCAGCGTTTTGACAAATTCCCGGATTTCAGGAAATTCGAGGCCCGTATCCACAAAGACAGCGGGAACCTCCGGGTACATGGAACGCACCAAATGTAAAAGAGCGGTGGAATCCTTACCGCCCGAGCAGCTAACAAACACATTCCCTTCAAAATGGTCGTACCATTCACGGATGCGCAGCTTGCTTTTTTCCGCCTTGATTTCAAAGGGCAGGGCTTGAAACTGCCTCAACTGCCATAGCTCCATAAGCGCGCCTCCTTATTCGAAGGCTTCCGCCTGGGCGGAAACATGGCGCTCGGCAATTGTCACTTTTTCGCCCTTGTACATCCCGGCCCCGAGCTCGTCTATTTTTGAGTAGGGTATGACAGGCACCGTCAGGTCCTTTTGCGCCTTCTTGTCTATGAAGTAGATATACCGAAGCTGAAAGCCCGGCAATATCGTGGCGTTTGCCGCCTTGACATAATCCATAAAGTTATACTTGCCCCCGGTCACATCAAAAAACGTCCGGCCCCCGAGCTCCTTGCGCGGGGAGGTGGGATTGCTGGCGAGGGTCATCTTATGGACGCGGGTACCGTCCGGTAGAACGCAAAGGTTGAGGTTTTCCTTAATGCCGGTCAGTAGAAAGTTACTGGCGCGGTATATGGTACCGTCGCCGCAGGAGGTAGCGTCCGCAAAGCTAACAACCCATTTCACCTGCGGGGCGTGCTTTTTTATCAGTTTGAGGCTCATGGATATGGCCCGGCTTTCGCTATTGCGCGGAAGTACCGAATCAAACGCCATGCGGTTAAGCTCTAAAAACTCATTCCAGCCGGTGCTTTCCACCAAGCCGATGATTTTTGACTTGTCGAGGCTCGGGCCGTAGGACATAACCCCGTGGAGCCGCCCGTCAAGGAAAACCCCGAAATGCAGGAGGCTATTGTTGACAATGGTGCCGCTGTAGTGGTGCGCCCGCATGAAGGGGGTCGCCACTTTGCTGGGAATAACCTTCATGACAATATCTTTTGCCCGGCCCATAGTCACACCTCCTTCGCATAGTGCCGCTCGGCGCCGCTGATCTGCACGCCCTTGTACATCCCGGCCCCTATTTCGTCAATGCGGGAGAACGGAATAACCGGGACGGTCAAATCCTTTTGCTTGGCCTTATCAATAAAGTAAAGATAGCGTAGCTGGTAGCCGGGGAGCAGTTTTGCGCCCGCCGCTTCCAGATAGACTTTGAAGGCGAATCTGCCGCCCGTTACATCGAAAAAAGAGCGCCCGCCAAGCTCCGGGCGCGGCGAGGTCGGGTTGGCCTCCACCGTGACCTTATGAATGGTGGAGCCGTCCGGCAGCAGGCATAACGCCTCGTTTTCCTTGATGCCGGTGAGGACAAAATTACTGGCCCGGTAAATAGCGCCATCGCCGCAAGAGCAGGCGTCCGCAAAGCTCACAATCCATTTGATGTGAGGAGCGTTGCGCTTTATCAGCTTAATGCTCTGCGATATGGCCCGGCTTTCCGAATTGCGCGGGAGATAGCTGTCAAAGGCCATCCGGTTAAGTTCGAGGTATTCATTCCAACCGGTACCGGCCACCAGCGGCAGAATTTTTGCTTTGTTGAGGCTTGGCCCGTAGCTGATTACCCCATGGAGCCGACCGTCCAGAAATGCGCCGAAATGCAGGCTGCTATTGGTCACAATAGAACCGCTGTAATGATACCGGCGCACAAAGGGCGTGGCAACGGAGGAGGGTATCACCTTCAGGACAATTTCTTTTGCGCGGCCCATTGGCGCACCACCTCGTAAATGCCGTTCCCGTTTTTGTTCTCATTGCCGAAAGTCTCCGCCACCTCCTCATTGGCGTAAACGTGGGCAATAGCGGCATGGAGGAGCTCGGCCTGCTTATCATGCAGGGTCAGGCTGATTTGCTGAAAAGGCTTTTTACCACCGTCGTCCAGCGTAAAATCCTCTCCAAACTCCTCGTCGGTGACGGTTTCAAAACCAAAGACGCTCAAATCCTCGGCGATTTCCGCCAGTTCGAGCGGGAGCAAATCCACGTCCCATTCCGCAAGCTCGCCGACCTTGTTATCCACGAGCCGGAAGGCCCGGATTTGCTCGTCGGTCAATTCATCGGCAATGACGCAGGGGACGGTTTTCAATTTCAGTAGCTGCGCCGCCTTATACCGGGTATGTCCCGTAATAATCTCATGGTCGGCGGAAATCACCAGCGGGACGAGAAAACCATATTGCCGGATACTCTCCGCGACCGCCTGCACCGCACCGTCGTTTTTGCGCGGGTTGCGTTCATAGGGGTGAATATCCGCAAGCGGTAATTGAATAATGTTCATGGCTCTATCTCCTAAAATTATGTTTTAACCCCCCCGCCGGGCCATGAGCAACCGCTCCATCATGTCGTCGTGCGGGGTTGCGCCCTTAAACTCAGAAGCGCAATTCTCGCGGACAATTTGATAGATTTGAAACCACAGGTTATTGGCCTGCTTGCCGAAAGACTGGCTCATGGCGACGTATGGGGAGGGAATGGCATTGCCCGTGGTTGGGTGCTTGGCGAGAAAGCCAAACTCCGTGATACATTCCTCGCACTGAATCCAGCGAGAAATAGCCATAGCATACTGCTCTAAAATCTGCGCGGGAATCAAATGCGCACAGCCCCGCGCGTCGAGCCATTGCCATGTGCTCTCGTAAACATTGACCGCCAGCAGTTCTTTCCCATTTTTCTGCCGGGCCGCCAAATATTCACGAGGCGGCGGCATGGCCTGCCCCTCTAAATCTGCGGTATCAGTAAATTCCATAATTGTGAGCTTGCGGCGGCCCGGATTGCCTTCCAGCACCTTATCCGCAAGCGCCTTTTTCTTCTGGCCCGCGCCGATGCGCGCGCCTCCGTGGCCGTTTGCCATGCGGCCTCACCTCCTTTGAAAACCGGGCGGCCATATACCCGACTTGAAAGCGCGACTTTTCGCGCGATACCCCATGGCCGCTGCCCGTTGGAGAAGCCGTAGAGATTTTCCTCCCCCTACCGGCGCGGCGTCCACCGGCCACCCTCGCGGGCGGTGATGGTCGAATGGCAGGAGGTACATAGCGCCATGAGATTGTCGCGCGCGTGAGTGCCGCCCTGCGCCAGCGGTTGGATATGATGAACCTCCCGCGCCGGGGTCAATTTCCCGTCGCGCTGGCATAGCTCGCACAGCGGGTGCTCGGCGATATAGCTGTCGCGTATCCGTTTCCAAGCTCGCCCGTATCGTTTGCGGCTGGCCGGGTCGCGTTCATAGCGGTTGTAATGCGCCGTGATAATCTTCTGGTGCTCCGGGCAGTAGCGCCCGTCGGTCAGTTCCGGGCAGCCGGGGTATGCGCAGGGCCGCTTGGGTTTGCGCGGCATACCAACCGACCTCCTTTGTGCAGCCAATAAAGAAAGCCCCCGCAGATTTCCTGCGAAGGCTTTCTCAATGGCTATGCAATTTGCGGGGTAATTTTTGCGGAACCAATTTTTAGAAGCCCGCTTTTTTTGAGCTCCCGCTTTTTACGGTTCCCGCTATTCTAATTGAACCACAAACGGCAACTCTCTTTCTATCACATTTACTCTCATCTTTCGGTAAACGCGCAGAAAGTTAAAACAAGCCGGAATACCGGGAAGCCTCTTTATGGTTCGCTCATGATAATTAAACCACAGGCGGGTACTCTCTTTCTATCACATTAACTCTCATGTTCGGGAACCTTGACCATATTCAGGGCCTTGTCATGCAGGCGGAATATGTGCTGCAAGCTGTAGCCCATGGCGACGGCGATCTGCTCCCACGAGCGGAAGCACAGATACCGGAGCTCCAACAGCGTTTGATATTCCGGGTTTTTTATGGCCTTGATAATCCCGACAATTTCCCGCTTCAAATCCACAAGGGTGTCAATGTCGGCGTTGATTTCATTCTCCAAGTCAATGATTTTCACGATAATGCCCTCCATGGAGTGGACATTGCGGGTGCCGCTGGGCGGCGTCTCGGAAAATGTATAGGTCGCCTTGGCTGCAATCTCCCGCAGGCAGGACACCTGCTCCAGCTTGCTGTTTATCCGCTGGTCGATACGATACGCCTGCCCGAGATACTCCTTACTTGTCATAATCCGCTCCTTTCTCCGCCAATGCGGCCTTCACATCCTCAACCGAGGTTGCCATACATGCCAGCCCACCAGCGGCATGTATTTTTCTGATAGTAGCCTCCTGCAAAGCGGTGAGCTTACCGCCCGGCTGCTTGACCTCAAAGGCCGCGAAGCGCCCGTCCACACAGGCGATAACGTCCGGGAGGCCGGAGGTGCCGTATATCCCGCCGTGGGTTTTCCAGACAAAACAGCGTGGGCGGGCTTTCAAATGCCGCAGGATAGCGGCGACGATGTTCTTCTCTAACACAATGGCACTCCTTTCTTGCGTTACCTGTTACCGATTACTCCCCGATTTCTATAGGTGTGCGTATATACGCGCGCACACGCGCACACGCACGCGCATATGTGAGAATCGCGTTCCGTGTAGATATAGAAATAGAAAGTAAAAGGTAACAAGTAACAAAGTAAACCCTCTAACTGTGTTCATATTTCTTTGCCCAGCGGCGGTACGTCTGTGCCAAAAAACCCTGTAATATCGCACCTTTGCCGCAATAGGGCATAGTTCAAAATGGTGGCTTTCGCCAGCCCGCTCTCGAACCGCACGTTTTTGTAATCCGCAAATAGGTCAGAGCCACGAAGCTGCTTTTTGAATTGTTCATAGCTCAAACACTCGCCGGTTATGGCATGGTCGCGCCGGTATTTCGTATAACGGTCGTAAAACTTTTGAAACCGGAAGGCGATAAGCTCTCCGTCGTCCAGCACGCGCACCTCGCTCTGCGGGTCAAGGCCCATCCTGTCCATGACTTCAAGCGAATGTTCCACCACGCTCTTGTTCGTGGGGCTGCCGTCGAGCAAATACTCGCGGACAGCGTAATTGAGATAGCGCGCGCAGCCGTCAGGGTCAATATCAAAAACCCGCGACCATTCCAGCTTGTGTGAGGCGCATAGGCGCTCCACCAAGCGCAGCCCCGCCATGCAGCAGGCCAGATTATTGACGATACGCGACGGAAGGGCTTCGTCAAATAGCTCCTTCGCGGCGGTATACCACGCCACGGCCTCTTTGCTCTTTGTCCGCAGGGCCGTATCCAGCAGCCCGCGCCCAAAGCCGCCAAGGGGTTCGGGATTTTCGCACAGCCGCAAAAACGCCTTGCGATAGTCCGCCGTTTTCAGGTCTTTGCGCGAAAACAGGAGTTCAATGCCGCGCTCTCGGATAGCCGCCTCGTCCGGCGATTCTTCACCGGCCACAATAAGCGGAGCCAGCAGTTCATACGTTATAACGGATTGGTCGGCGCGGCCCCGGACGCCCTCATGGCCGTCGTAGCTGTCGCGCATATGGTTATAGAGCCAATGGAGCTTCATGCGGTCGATTTTCGAGGGCTTAAACTCGTCCAGCGGCTGGGGTATGATATTGCTTGACGCGCTGTCCTTCATAAGCGTGAAGGCCGTAACCTGCGTCGCGGCGTTCACCTTTTCCCGCCCGAAAATCGGCAGGATAACGCGCTCCAAGGTATTGCTTTTTCCGCTGCCTTGCTCGCCAATCAGAAAGAGGTGGGGAAAGCGGATATTTGCGCGCTTTAGGTGCTCCTTGATGAAGCACCCGGCGCACCACGCCAGTACGGCCACGGTCTTGGCGGGCTCGTTGTAGCCCAGCAGCAGGCCGCCGAGGTCTTGGAGGCCTGCCGCGCTGATCGGCGCAAAGCGCAGGATGTTCGTGGAGATACTCCGCCATTTTTCAAGCTGCAAAATGTCTGCGACAGCAACGCCGTCCGCCTCAATCGCGCCCTCCGGCGAAACGAACACCCAGCGGCCCGCGTAATCATGGATACCCAGCGCGCGCACGCCAACCCGGCGCGTCCATTCGAGCTCGGATACATAGCCTTTCAATAATTCGAGGTCGCCCTCGGAGCCGGTGTAGCTCAGGGAAATGGTGCGCTTGTTGAGAATGTTCTTAAAGCGTTGCAGGTTGGAGAAGTCCGTCGCCATGATATTCTGCTGGAAAACCTCGCCGCGCACCGTTACAAGGTCGGCGGTGATTTGGGTTTCATCATCCGAGATAATCATTTCAATGGGGCGCATGATGAAGTTGGTAATGGGGTATACATTGTCGCCCTTGGCGCGGAAATAGCGGCCCTCATATTCAAAAATGGGCGAATCGCCCTCCGGGTTGTATACGCTGGCGGTGGCCTCAATGGCCTTGTCCAGCGTTTCCTCGCCATAGGTCGCGCCGCTGGCATGATGAACCTTATCCCATTTATCCCGCATGAGGGCCGATTGCCGGAAAAGCCGGTCTATCTGCTCCTTGTTGCGGTTCGTCCAGAAGGCCAGCGTACAGCACAGGGCCATATCCGCCTCAGATTGGCTCGCGTATTTTTCCTCCCAGCGGCCCTCCCACAAGGCGGTAAAATCTTCATGGTTCCCGGCGCTGCGGGCCTTCTCCAAGACTTCCTCGTCGGTAAGGGGAGCCGCTTTTTTGCCGCTCCGGGATTTCTTCTTGTTCCGCTCCTTGCGCAGGGGCTTGACATAATTCTCATGCACCCACGCCAGCGCGTTCGCGTCGGCGACCACTTCCTCGGGGGTATCCGGCAGACGCTGGCCCGTCATAGTAAAAAACCGGCTATGGGCGTACATTTCCACGCCGGTGCGGCTGTTTTTATTGCCGCCGCCCGGTATTTCACCCTTTAGAAAAAGGTGCAGGCCGGTACCCGAAGGGCTGATTTCCGTATAGGTGGATACACGTTCAACAATGGCTTTTGCGGTATCGTTGAGCGCACCGGTTTCCGCGTCCCGGCAGTGGTCTATATCAATGCCGACAATGCCGCCCTCCCGCGTGAACACGAAGCCAATCCCGGTATAGAGGTACTTTTGCGCCGCCGTGAGGGCCTCGCGCAAGGTGCTCCATGTCTGCGGGTTGGTGGAGGAGGCTTTTTTGCCGGATTTCGGGTTATATGGTACTTTGGTATCCTTGCCGCCTTTGGGGTCGGGCTCCAATCGCCAGCACACCCATTGCGGCAGGGCGGCGAGCTCGCGGGGATAATGCGGCGTCATTCAAAGACCACCTCCACGCAACGCTCGGTAAAGTAGCGAATCAAGATGCCGCGCTGCTTGGCCTTTTCGATTTCCACCGCCATGCCGCGCGTGATATTCCTGCTAAACACCCACACTTCCTTGCATTTGCTTTGCAAAACAAGTCCGAAGAAAAGCCCAAGGCTGCGCTGCTCCGGGTCGCTTTCCTCCATGAATTGAGGGAAGATGATATGCGGCGCAATGGGTATGCAGTTTTGAGAAACGGCAAAGCGGCAATACCCCCGCGCGCGCTCGGCGTTGCGCTCGGTATCCCCGGCAAAGGGGCTGCAAATATAGACCAGCGTTTTATAGGCGGTCTTTTTCGCCTCCTGCTCGATGTGGAGAAGCGCCTCGTATGCCGTCAGGTCGAGATACCCCTCGTGATTGTACAGATTTGGCTTGCTCAAAACGTCACCCCATTTCTGCCATGTCGCCGAAGGTCGGGCCGACCGACGCCTCGGCCACGATAGGCACATCAAACTGCGGGAAGGGCTGCGCCTCCATGCAGGTCTTGATGAATGCAATCGCCTCGTCGGCTTTATCCTCCGGCACCTCAAAAACAAGCTCGTCATGGATTTGCAGCAGCGGGCGCAGCCATGGGCGCTCCGGCAGGCCGATAATGAGCCGGGCCAGCGCCAGCTTCAAAATGTCGGCGGCACTTCCCTGTATGGGCGTATTCATGGCGCAGCGTTCCGCGAAGCTCTTTTTACCCCAATCGTTGGAGGTAATGCCGGGCAGATAGCGCCGCCTGCCGAGCCATGTTTCGCTGTATTTGCGGGCCTCGGCTTGGCGCTTGACGACCTGCTGCCATTCGGCAAGGCGGGGATAACCGGCTTTGAGGTTGGCAATAATGCGCTCGCAATCAGAAAGCGGGGTATCCAGACCGGCCTTGAATTTGAGCGTCTTTTGCAGGCCGCGCGGGAACAGGCCGAAGAAAACCCCAAAGTTGCAGTTTTTCGCAATCGTCCTGCGCTCCTTGTAATGCTCGGCGTTCTTATCAACGGCCTGTTCAAAGGGGATATGGTAAATCACGCTGGTGGTTTGGGCGTGAATATCGCCGCCCTGCCGATAGGTGTCCAACATGCGCTCGTCGCGGCAGTAGAAGGCCCCAACGCGGAGCTCGATTTGCGAAAAGTCCAAGGACAACAGGACATGACCGGAGGAGGCCACAATCAGGCCGCGAATCCCCACGGGGTCGTTGTCCTTGCGGGGCATATTTTGAAGGTTGGGATTGCGCGCGGCGAACCGGCCCGTTTCGGTGCCTAACGGCAGCAAATCGGGATGAATCCGCCCGGTGGCCTCGTTGATAAAGCGCAGGTATCCGTCCAGATAGGTGCTTTTCAATTTGCCCCAGCGCCGGTATTCCTGTATAAGCTCAAATAGCGGCACGAGCTCCGGCTTATGCTCCCGGCACCAATCGGCCAGCAGCACCATAGCCTCGTCGTCCGCCGCCTCTTGATACTTGGCGGTGGTTTTTACGACCGGCAGGCCGAGGGTATTGTAAAGATAACTTTTGAATGCGGAAGTGGAGGCATTGGCCCCGATTTCCACGTCACCGATGATTCCGGCAATGCCCGCCCGGATCTCCAACAGGCGCGCCTCGGCCTCGGCCTGCTTTTCCAGCATGGTTTCTCTATCCATGAGCAGGCCGTTGTACCGCATGAGGCCGCAATATACGGCGGTGGGCGATTCTAACGCCTCCGTGATAAAGCGGTGCCGGGGCAGGCCGCTGTCAAACCAGCTATTGAAGCGGTGATACAGACGCAGGGCATAATCGCTGTCGGCGCAGGCGTAGCGCACAGTCTCGGCGTTCTGCGGGTCGAGCTCGTCAAATGCGCGGCCCTCGGTTACTGTTTCAAAGTCCGGGAGCTCTACGCCGAACAGCAGCGGAACCAAGGTTTTGAGGCCGCTATCCGAAAGTACGCGAAACTCCGTATGGCTCTTTAGGGTAAGCTGGGCCGCCGCAATGGTGTCATAGCAGGGCGGCTGCACCACCACGCCCAGGGCATATAGGAACGCCGATTCAAAGGCGAGGTTGTGGGCGATTTTTGTAACCTGCCTGTTTTCAAAGACGGCCTCGCGCAGATGCCGCATAACCGTGGTGGGGTTGGCGTTTTTCCCGGTGCGGTGCCGCAGCGGAATATAGATGGCGCTGCCCTCGGCCACCGAGAAGCTAACGCCGGTAATCTCCGCCTTGTGGGCGTCCAGCGCGGCGCGCTCCACGTCCCGGTATTCCTTGGTGGGTGATGTTTCAAAGTCAAAAGCCACAAGGGCGGCCCCGGCCAGATACGCCTTTATATCCTTTAGCGTCGTAACGCATGAGTAGCTCATATTTTCGCTCCTTCTGCCCGGAGCGGGGAGCGGGAATGGATACCCGCCCCCACGCCGGGCGGGTATTTAGTTGAGGGGTTCCACGACTTCTCCGGTATCGGCGTCGATATACTCACCTTCCACCGGCTCCTCGGCGTCAAAGCCGATACGGCGGCTGTGCGCCTTGACCTGCTCGGTAAGCCTGCCAATGAGGGCCTGCTCTTCGGCGGTCAATGGGCGGTCAACCACGAAGGCCGCCTGCGAGTAAGCAATGCCGCTGGAATTGGTGGCCTTTTTAAGGGAAAAGCGCGTCACCACCATATTGCTCTTGTTGCCGCGACTGAGCAGGCGCTTGATATACCGGGAATATTCTTTGAGCGAGCCGGTGGGCAGCGAAAGCAGCAGCGGGAAAATCTCACCCTCCCGGAGCAAGAACAGCCTGCGGCGATTTTTACACGCTTTGCCGCCATTTTCGCCGCTGCCGAATTGTGCCAGAGGGCATTTTGCGCAAATCCCTCCAGGGTCGCCCTCGCCGGTCACGCCGTCAAGGCTTCCGCAATCGGGCGGATTGCTGCCCCCGGTATACTTTTCCTTGTAATATTGGAGCACCGGATGATGGTGCAGAATGACCGCCGAAAACTCCTTGACGGTTTCCGGCTCGTCGGCTTCGTCGCCGGGAAGCTCGTACATGGTGGTGCCGCCAGCGGGGATTTTCACGCGGTCGAAACCGCCCTCCAAACCGTCGAGCTCCTCCGCCATGGCAGCGTTCATATTAAAGTCCGCGAGGGCCAGAAAGCCGCTCGTCTTTGCCAGTTCATTTTTAGCCATGATAGAAAATCCTCCTTATTTCTTGGCGGCTTTGCGCACGCCGACCGTCGTTTTATCAAAGACATTCACCAAGCCGTCCAGCCAATCGGGCAGGGCGTCGCCGTTCTCGGCCACTTGTTCTTTCACAAAGGCCGAAAGGCTGTTGGCATTGACCGTTTCATAAATCAGGTCGCCGAAACCGCTGTCGCGCAGGGCGCTGAATAATTCCTCCTTGCGCCCGGAGGCGGCGGAGGCGCGGGTCTTGGTGGTCAGCACGAACATGAGCCCGGCCCGTGTAAAGTTCTGCGTTTCGCTCTCCATCATGAGCTCGGAAAGCTGATAATCTACCTCGTCAATTTCGGTATTCAGGCGTTTGAGCTCTTGCTCGGTTTCGTCCTTTGCCTCCCGGAGCTCGCGCAGCCGGTCGGCCAGTTCAAACATCATGTCAGACATGAAAATTCCTCCTAACTCGCAAACGGGTTGAGCCCGCTGCGGTAATCGTCAACCAGCGTTTTTGCAAGATCGGCCTTGTTACGCAAGGCCCGGAGCACCTTTACGTCCACGGTACCCTTGGCGACGAGGTGGATGTAGGTGCAGGGCATACGCTGGCCGACACGGTGTATGCGCGCCTTGGTCTGCTCATAGTTGCTCATGCTGTAGTCCATGGAATAGAAAACCATGGTGGAGGCGGCGGTGAGCGTAATGCCGAGGCCAGCCGTGGCGATTTGCCCCACGAACACAGGCACATCCCGGTCATTCTGGAATTGCGCCACCTGCTCGTCGCGGTTTTTGACCGCGCCAGTAATGATGGAATAGCGCAGGCCCTTTTTCTCACTTAACCGGCATATGGCCCGGATTTCGGGCAGGAAGCGCGCAATGACAACCAGCTTGCGTTCTTCCTGTATCGCGCTTTCCAGAATGTCCTCCAATACCGCCAGCTTTGCCGCGCTTACCTGTTCCACGGCAGCGGTTTCGTCATTGCCGATAAATCCGCCCGTAAGCTGGGAGAGGCGCAGCAGCCGGGTAAGAATGTTGGTAGCCGTTACCTCGCCTTGGGATAGCTCGGCAAAGCTCTCTTTGACAAGGCTGCGATAAATCCCCAGCGCCTGCGGCTCTAATTCCACCTGCCGGATAACGTCGGTCGTTTCGGGTAGATCAAGACATTCCGCCTTGGTGGCCCGGTACGATATGCTGTGCAGCCGGGCCGTAAGCTCCGGCTCCATAGAGCGTTTGAGTATCGGGGTATGGTTGCCGTAGCCGGTCATATCAAAATACCGGTTGCGCCAAGCGTAGAAGCTCGGCCCGAATATAGCGGAGTTGATAAACTTAAACTGCGAGAAAACATCAACCGCCTTGTTGGTTATCACGGTGCCGGTAAGCAGCAGACGGTAACGCGCTTTGGCTCCCAGCCGGTGCATGGTCTTTGACGCCGCTATATTGTGGGTCTTGATTTTATGGCCCTCGTCGGCCACGATAAGGTCGGGGCTCCATGCGGCGAGCTCTTTCTCCATGCGCCACGCCGATTCGTAGTTGATAACCACCACCTGCAAGGCCGCGCCGGTCATATGCCGCAGGGTATCGCGTTTTTTCTCGCCCGAGCCTTCCAGCACCACGAGGGCGTAGTCAAAGGCGGCGAATTTCATAAACTCGTCACACCAAACCCCGAGAATGGAGAGCGGGGCCACAATGAGCACCCTGCGGATACGGCCCGCGTTGTAGAGCGCTCCGGTTACGGCAATGGTCGTGAGTGTTTTCCCTGTGCGGGGTCAGCCCATTTCCATAAGCAGGGCAGCCCCCGGACTTCTGGAAATGTTCATTTGCACCACCTCCCCCTACCGTCACGGCGCTGTGTTTTGACATGCTCCGCTTGGGAAGGCAGCACCTCCAAATTCAAAGGGTCGTTGTTGAGGCGGTTTCCGTCGATATGGTGAACCACCTCGCCGGGGCGCAGGGGCCTGCCGAGCATGGCCTCCGCAATGGCGCGGTGCTCATGCCGACCGAAAAACTTCCGGTATGCCTTGCCCTCGCCGGTGCCTTGCAGGTTTAGCCGGTGCTTTTTACGGGCAGAGAGGACGCCACCCGGCTTGTTGAGCGGATTCGCGGTGCGGTTGTATTCCGCCAGCCGCTGGGCGTTCCATGCGCGGGCATGTTCCGCGCAGCAAAAGCTATGCGCCCGCATTTCGTGGGCCGCCCGCTGGAAGCTCCGCCCGCAAAGGTGGCATTTCGCCGTCACTTGGGGCAACGTCATCACCTCCCGGCAGGAGGCCGAACAACCCGCATACGAAATTGAACGCCTCAATCTGGTGCCGATACGGGAGGGCCTTAATCGGCATGGGGAGCAGCGGGGAGGGGTCACGAACATTCATGCAATCCCTCCTCCGGCACTTCCTGAATGGATAGCGTCTTGACGCTGCCCGCAGGGACAATCACCATGATTCGGCGCGGCTCTCCCAGCAGGCGGCGGAATAGGCGCTCCCGCAGGGAAACGGTTCTGCATCGGACAATGCCTCCGGTATCCGGCTCTTTTGCAATGCAGATTTTCAGATTGTGTTGCATTTGCCTTTCACCTCTTTCCGAGGGCAGTATGGTGGCCCTCGCTGTTAGGCCACGAGAAAGGCAAATCCGGGGGGTTATTCTAAAAACTTTTTTAATTTCTTGTAGATGTGCCGCAGGCGTTCGCGGACGGAGGATTCGTTCACCTTTTCCTCGCAGGCAACGGAGGCTATGCTCCGGCCTTCAAAGAACACCTTGCGCACCAAATCCCGCTGCCGGGGCGAGAGGGTGTCCATGGCCCGGCGCAAGGCGTCCAGTTCCATGTTCAGCGCCGCCTGATCGGCGGTGTCGCTGGCGGCGGCGAAAAGCGCGCCCTCGTAGTCCATGCCGTCAAGGGAAACATGGCGGCGGGTTTCCTTATGGTCGTTGTTGTACGCCTGCCGGTCGAGGCCGAGCAAAAGTTCTCCGAGCTCGTCGGACACTTCGATTTCCGAGATTTCGCCATCGGCGAATTGATATAAGATTTTCACTTGCCAGTGCTCCTTTCGGGAGCCCGGCAGGTCGGCACTTAGGCCGCAAAAACAAAAAAACGGGCCTGACAAGCAGCACTAAGTGCCGCCTGTCAGGCCCGTTGTCGTCTCCATCATGTTTCAGATGGTATCGTGAAGGTTTGACCTATTTCGTGAATGAAATCGCCCCTTCGTGCAACATGCTCAAACAAACGCGGTTGACCGTTATCCCGGTTTAGTCAGCCGTTGCCCCGGCCCATATACATTCTTACAGGCCGTGCCGGTTGCCGTGACGCGGTATCCCCGTTCAGCCCCACAAGCATGTCCTATATGGACAGCGGGGGCGGGTCGCAACCTATTCAGTTTTTTAGATGGTCTATGAATCCAAATGCTTGATAGCCACCTCCTTTCTGCAATGACGGCATTTGATACAATAATCCGGCGGCCCCTTTCTCATGGGAGCTAAAACAACCAGCAGCCTTGTATCAGGCGCGGTATCCATGAGCGGAAACCCGCAGCTTGGACATTTCACCCTTTTTCGTGGCTTTTTATCAGAATAACTCTTTTTTCTCCCTATAGATGGCACACCCCCTCCAGCCGGTTGCCCGACCAAAGGGGGTATTAGAGGAATACGTCGAAACGCGATTATTTTGTCAGTTCGGCCAGCCAGCGCGCGGTAGGCCTGGCCAATAGCCGCGCGTTCAAGTATGCCATTTCCAATGTCAGGCAGGTATTCCCTAAATAATACCCATCCATGATGGTGAGCGCCATTGCGAGGCCTGGCTGCTCCATATCGGTCAGGCAAATCGGCAATAAATACTGTACCCGGCCTTGATAGCCCTGCGGTACGACACTGCTTGGTTCCACCACCGCTTTCCGCCGCGCCAATTCCACGGCTGTTTCCAATAAGAGGGGCAAATTCCGCGCGCTTCTTATTTCAGCGGGCAGGCGCTCGATATTTTCTGGATCACCTAAAATATGCTCTACATTGACCCGGATGGGCCACTCGGGATTGTAGTTGACGCCGTATTGCGTCATATAGTATGTAGGTTTCAAAGGGAGAGGCTCTATAAACTTCAACCATGGCGACGTTTCGTCCGCAAAGCACCGGAAATACCAGTCCAGCATGGTGTCCCGCTTTTTGTTGCGGTCAAAACAAGCGTAAATGGGTTTATATCGCGGGGTATATAGGCCAGTATGGAAACAAGCGGCCTCGTTGCGCACATAGAAATAGGCATCCCTTTTATATGGGTCTGGTTCATTGTTGAAATCTATAACTTGTTTACGAAAGACTGTGTGAATATATCGCTCTAATATAGGGGTATCTGGATTCTTGGTTAGGTACATCGGGTTCCGAAAGCACCACGGCTCCGGCAGCGCCAGCTTTGCCAGTTCGTCAAGCTGGTTGTACCAACCGGGGACATAGGCAAAGGAGAACAGGTCGGTCAATAGCATCATATTTTTTCCCTCCAT